TATAAACAGATACGGCACCCGGCACCGTTTGACACAGGAGAACCAACGTGGCCACAAGCACTTACCTCACTAACCCAACCGTAAACCTTGCGCCTACCACTGGTGGTGCAGCTGTTGATTTGACTGACCAGTGCCGTAGCGCCACTATCACACTTGGCGTGGACAGTCTCGAAAGCACTGCTTTTGGTGACACTGGCCATCGTTTTGTGCCAGGTCTGCAGACCGTATCGGTAGAGCTTGAGATGTATCTCAGCTATGGCACTAGTGAGGTTGAGGCCACATTGTTTGCCAATCTCGGCACAGGTACTACACAGTTAGTCATCTCGCCATCAGGCGTCACAGAGTCAGCCAGTAACCCTGAGTTCACAATCATCAACATGCAGCTCGTGGACTACACACCAATTACTGGCGCTGTAGGCGAACTGTCAATGATCACCGCGTCATTTATTGGCGGCACCTACGCTCGAGATATCACAACCCCTTAACTAAAGGAACCCGACATGAAATTAACTCTCAAGGTAGACACGGGCGAAGGCCCGTACGAAGTCACGACCAGTCTGTACGTCATTGTGCAATGGGAACGCAAATATAAGCGCAAGTCAAGCACCATTGGCGAGCAAGGCATCAGCATTGAGGACTTGGCTTTTATGGCTTACGAATCAAGCAAGGTCGCTGGCATCACAGTGCCCGTAGTGCTTGACGACTTTATTAAACGCTTAGTGACTTTAGAAGTGGTGGATAATGATCCGGCAAACCCTACCCAAGCGGAACCTACCGCCATTCCCTAGCCAGTCTCTTAGTAGCCACAGGCTGGTGGCCACCTGCTGTAGAGTTTGATATTGCTGATCTAAACACCACGATTAAGCTGTTAAACGAAAGCCGCAAAGCATGAGCCTAGAAACGAGCGCCGAAATTACAGGCTTGAAGCAGGCACTATCTGAGCTGAGCAAGTTAGATAAGTCAGCGCGTTTTAAGGCTGCCGCCAAGATTAAGGCAAGTAGTCCGGCAATGCTTGAGGAAGGCCGCAAGCAGTTCCCGTCAGAAATTGGCGTGAGCATGATTCGTGGCTGGGGCAACAAAGGCAGGCTGGGCTACAACAAAACTGCTGTGGACAAAGGTGTGCAAATTATGGTTGGTGGCCGTGCACGTGGCCAAGGCATCACACCGCTAGTTACTCTGGTGCAAAAGAACGCAGCTGGCGCAATGTTTAGCCAGGCAGGGTCTAAAAACAACAGCGATTTTTCGCGCTTGCTCACTAACACTTTTGGCAGGCCCCAGCGCGGCTTGTGGCGCTCACGAGCTTTTATTGCAGAGCAGGGAACCGCTGACATTATGAAAGCCGTGGATGAAGTTATCGCTGACGCTAATCGAGCACTACAAGCAAGGACATCTAACTAATGGCTATCTATCTACCAATCGTTACGCAATTTAATCCCAAGGGATTAAAGGAAGCCGAAAAGGGCTTTAAGGATTTAGAAGGCGCACAAGCGAAAGCAAAGTACGCGCTTGGAAAAGCCAACAAATATGCAGCCGTAGCACTAGGTGGTTTAGTCGCTGGCCTTGGCGATGCTGTCAAGGGTGCAATGGAAGATGAGCAAGCCCAGGCAATGCTGGCGCGTCAGCTACAAAAAACCACTGCAGCTACTGATGCACAAATTGCTGGTGTCGAGTCTTACATAACTCAGCAGGGCAAGTTAAAGGGCGTGACAGATGACGAGCTACGCCCGGCACTTGCTGGGCTTGTGCGCGCCACGATGGACATTGACGAAGCTCAGAAGGCCGCCAACTTGTCTATGGACATTGCAGCTGCTAAAGGCATGAGCCTTGAGACAGTTACTAAGGCTATGGAAAAGGCGTATGGCGGCAACATGACCGCCCTAGCGAAACTGTCCCCAGAGCTACGCCAGATGATTAAAGACGGCGCAAGCATGGAAGAAGTCATGGCCGAAATGGCTGTTACTTTTGGCGGTGCCGCTACTGACTCTGCTAATACCGCTGCAGGCTCTATGAAGCGTTTAGGCGTTGCCCTTGGTGAAGCCAAAGAAGGTGTAGGCGCTGCACTGTTACCCATTCTTGAAAAGGCTCTGCCAGTCTTGCAATCGTTCGCCACTTGGGCACAAGACAACCCAACACTGATCACTGCTGTCGCTGTTGCTTTTGGTGCTTTAGCAGCTGCAGTTGTTTTAGTTAATGCAGCCATGGCCCTTAACCCTGCAGTGCTGATCACGGCTGGCATTGTTGCTTTAGGCGTTGCACTTGTAATGGCCTACAAAAAGTTTGACACTTTCCGCGCTGTAGTCAATGCAGTAATCAACCAAGTAGCCAGCAACTTTGAGTTCATGGCTAACGCATTTATCACAATGATTAACGTAGTCATCAAGGGCATCAACCTGATTAAGCCAGGCAAAGACATCGGCTCTTTAGGGCAAATTAGCCTTGGCCGTTTAGGTGGTGAAGGTAGCGCAGCTGGTGGCGCTAACCCTGCAGGACTTGACTATAAAGCAATGGCTACCGGTGGCATTGTGACCAGCCCTACTTTGGCACTAATAGGCGAGGCAGGCCCAGAGGCTGTAATTCCCTTGTCTAAGGCTGGTGGTATGGGTATGAACATCACAGTTAATGCTGGACTGGTATCTACACCAGACCAAGTAGGTCAGGACATCATTGCAGCCATCCAAAAGGCACAGCGCCGTAGCGGAACGGTATTCGCACCAGCATGAGCACACCTACTATGCAAGTGCTGGTGGGCTTTCAAAGCACAACTGGCTTTGGCACACCGTTTCAGCTTAATGATGCGTTCTATGGTGTTTTAGATACTGCAGGCCGTGGCACTTTAGGTGGAGTTACCTTTGTTGATCTCACAAGTCTTGTAGAGAATGTCAGCATTACACGTGGCCGTTCACGCCAGTTAGACCAGTTCAACGCTGGCACAGCTGTTATTGCTTTTGACAACGCCAGCCAAATACTGAACCCGAGCAATACGTCAAGCCCTTACTACCCGTTTGTACTTCCTAGATGCCCAGTGCAGATATTTGCTAATGGCATACCGATTTACACCGGGCTAATTACTGACTGGAACCTTGACTACGACATCAGCAACCAAGACATGATGTACGCGTCATGCTCTGACCAGTTCACAGTGCTGGCTAACCAATCACTCAACGCTGTAGCTACATCAGTGCAGGCCAGTGGTACACGTATTAACACTGTGCTTGATTTGCCAGAGATTAACTACCAAGGCGCTCGAGCCATTGACACAGGCAGTTCTACCCTTGGTGCTTTTAATATTGCCCAGGACGAAAACTGCCTTAACTATTTGCAGCTGATTAACACCAGCGAGCAGGGCTATCTGTTCATGAGCGCCAACGGCACCCTGACTTTTAAGGGTAGGTCTAGCGTTCTCAACCCAGTAGCTGGGGCCACGTTTAATACTGACGGCACAGGTATCAGGTTCCAGAGTCTCGTCAATCAGTTTGGCGATGAGCTGCTTTATAATTTTATAACAACAAAATCTGACGCCGGCTCATTACAGACAACCAGTGACGCCAACAGCATTGCGCTATATCAGGCACAGCAGTACTCGCTAACCAATCTGCTTAACAGCACTGTGGCCGAGGTAGCTGGCTTGGGTAACTATCTGCTCGGCAAGTACAAAAACCCAGTGCTGAGGTTTACAGGTCTATCTACCGAGATGTCAGCTTTATCGGTCACTGACCAAAACATTGTGCTAGGGCTTGACATGACCAGTATCTGCACAGTGGTTAAAAACTTTGTAGTAGGCACGCCAGCCACAGAGACACAGACCCTGATTGTGTCGGGCATCAGCCACAACATCACTCCGGGTAGCCATATTGTGTCGTTTGTTTACGAGTCCACAGACGGCAACGCCTATTTCACATTGAACGATGCGATATTCGGTACTCTTTCTACTACTAATCTTTTAAGTTTCTAAAGGAGACACAACATGGCAACACCAACAAACCTCCCAGCAACAGCAGTCGCAGGCGAAATCCTTACTGCCGCATACGTTAATAATTTGAGAGGCGCGTTTCGTATTCTTCAAGTCGTATCCAATACGCCATACACCACCGAAACTGACAACAGCACAACCAGTTACGCAGACACAGGCGTCACGGCAACCATCACCCCACAATCAGCAGACAGCAAAATCCTTGTGTATGTCGTTCATGGCAGTTGTCGCAAAAACGAAACCAGCGCATCTAACGCTCTCAATATGCAACTGCACCGCAAAATTGGCGCTGGCGCGTTTAGCAGCGTTCAGCAAATTGCAACTGGACAAGGCGCAACAGGAACAGCCGTAGCATTAATTTTTAACGTAAATGGTGTACTTCTTGACAGCCCTGCAACTACAAGCGCGGTCACATACAAGACAATGTTTGCCAATGCAACCGCGTCGGCAGTTGTAACCGTTCAACGAAACGCAGTGCCATCAACAATAATTCTGATGGAAATTAGCGCGTAGATGAAAAAAAGCCTGATTCTATTAGTGATTTGCGCATCGCTTAGCGCTTGCGCAGATCGTGAACGCCTCAACTGCCCACCAACAAAAAACAAAGCGTTGCGCGGAGTCACCGAAACTATTACCCCAACAACACCAGCCCCTGCCTATGGCACAGGCGGAAAGTGCGTATGAAACCAGACAACAGACACACAAACGAAGAAATAAAAGCACGACTTATTTTTGTAGTAGCCATCGGTTTAACACTTGCATTTCTTGCTTCTATTTTGGCATTGCTATACGGCCTGCTATTTGTGACACAACCGCTCGATGTCAGCCCCAATGATGATGCTGCATGGTCTGTACTGTCGCCAATGCTCGCCACCCTTACTGGCGGGCTCTTGGGGGTATTAGCAGGTAATGGTTTGAAGAATGGCCCTAAAGAGCCACCAGCACCATGACCGTTAGACCGTACCCGTATTACCCATCATGGGATGGCAAAGGCACACAACCCGTCACCGCAAAACTTGTAGAACTGTGCAAAGCGCGCTGGGGCATGACCTCACTAGGCACATACGCCAACCGCCCAATGCGAAACAACGCAGGCCTATCCGTACACGCCACCGGATATGCAGCCGATCTAAAATACAAAGACGAAGCCCAAGCACGTATCATTTGGGATTGGTTCCTAGCCAATAGCAAAGCCCTAGGACTATGCGAAATGCACTGGTACGCCTATGGCGAGTACGGCGCTGGCTACCGCTGTAGTCGAGGCGAAGGCAAAGCTGGAGTCAAAATCTTTACGGCCACAGACAATGCAGGCTCGTATCAAGGCTCACCTAATTGGCTGCATATTGAGTTGGCTGACCAAACGCCGGAGCACTTCGAGCAACAATTCAGAGCGCTTAAATAGGATTCCCAGACACTGTTTGAGCAGTGCTGGGGCTAGGTGGTGGGTACTTTGTTTCCATTGGGTATCCACCACCGACTTCGCATTTTGTGTAAAGTAACCACCGCTACTCAAATAGCAGAAAGTCAGAGGAAACATGACATACACCGACCTACCACTATTCCGGGCTACAGACCCTGAAACTTCTAGGCAAATCAGCCCCATCAGAGTGGGCACCCACCGCGCAATTCTGCTAGAGCAGTACTATTACGCAACTCTTGGCCTGACCGATGAAGAAGCAGGCGCTCGAGCCGCGCTTGCCGGTCACGAAATAAAGGGCTACTGGAAGCGCTGCAGCGACTTACGCACCATTGGACTAATCCAAGACTTAGGCATCCGTAGAGCGCTCCTGAGTGGCTCTCAGGGCATTGTGTGTGGCATCACCCAAAAGGGCATGGACATGGTAAGGGGTTGGGCATGACCGACACCCAATTTATTTACAGTTTCATAATGGGCTGGGTCTCATGCTGGCTATGGCTCAAGATGATGGCTAACAGACCATGATTCCCACATGGGGCTATATCGCCCTAAGGTCTAAAGATAAGAAAACCATGGTGCAGGTCTTTACAGACTTGTCCACAGGCCTGATTGTTTATACCCAAGTCTGCACACGTGCACAGTCTTGGCATTCATGGGTTTTCCT